TGAGTATCATCATCTAAAATTATACTTACGTTAATTGGGTTTACACGTCTAGCAACTACCTCATTGTTTAGAATACCTACCCAATAGATTTCCTCACCAGCAATAAGAGCATCTTTCCAACCTCTAGAAAACATTTCTCTAGTATTAAGACGTCTTTTTTCACGCTTTAAAAGTTTATTAGCTTTACTTTCAATTATATCTGGTGTAGTATATGCTTCATACTTCTTAAGCTTTTGTAAAGGCTCAGGAAGATTATTAGGATCCATTTGTTGACCTTGTGCTTCAATCTCAGCAGCAATTTCTTCTTCTATCATCCTAATAGCTGCAGCTTTAGCTGCTTCTTGTTTTCTACTAAGATCTTCAGATGATTCACAAATAACCATTGAGTTATCAGGTCTTTTAGCTTCCTCACCAATTAATAATCTTATTGGTTCAGATATTACATCATAATGTTGGAATTTGTCCGCCCACATTTTAGTTTCAACACCTAGTGGATCACATATTCTCTCAACATCATTGTAATGTACTTTACCATTGTAAAGATCATAGTTTACTTTTTTATTAAACCTACTAGAACGTAAGTTAGTACCATCACTATATCTATAATTAGTATAGTAGTTTATACAAGCTTTAGCCCAGTCTTTAGTTTTTTTACTCCTGGGTAATTTTTGTATGGGTAATCCTTGGTAGGTTACTCCTTGTATTTTATCAAATTTAGCAAAGTCTGCCATAGTTTATTAGTTATTAGCCTGCTGTTACAGTACCATCCTTTCCAACAATGAAAGGTGATTTATATTTAGTTTTAGTTCTATTTTTTTGATATAAGTTTTCAAGAAACTTAGCAGGATTATTAGGGTTATTCATAACCATATCCTGTAAATGTATCTTATGTAATTCTTTAGACTGTAATATACACAACATAAAAGCTATTACTCTATCGTAGTTACCTTGTGGGTCATAGGATAATAATTCTTTTAATAAACCTAATGACTTAATTGTGTGTAAATTTAATACTTTTCTACCATCAATGTCAACTCTTTCTGTGTATAACCAGTCTTTTAAGTATAACTCACAAGTATCTTTAATACCTGAACTACCAGCATTACCTCTTTGCATGTGTATACCATAACCACGCATAACCCTACTATCCTTAACTATATCACGGATAATTTGTGGTTGTTCATACAAATAATGTAAGCTATTCTTTTGTTCAAAATATCCTTTAAATCCTTTAAGCTGATTTTCATACAATACTTTAGCATTGTAATATATACATAATTTACGACAGTTTTCATAAAAATCATCAGCAAACTGTGGTCTACCTGTATACTCAGCAACAACAATATCATGAGTCCTATCAGCCCTATAAAATCTTTTGTAAACAAAGAATGAACCTAATGATCCTGTTTGTGATTTATCTTGATCATAAGGGTCACATCCTGCTATATAAAGAGTAGATGGTACATCACCATTAATCCTTTCAGGATCTTCATATATAATTATAGCACCTGTTTTATCAATATTAGTATCACCAGATTTAATAGGAAAATCAGTAATTTCTTTTAAATCAGGGTTAAGTCTAAATTGTAGTTTGTTTGAACTATCAAAATATAGTTCACCTACTTTCTTATCTTCTCTTATAATAGCTGTTGTTTCAACTTTAGCTAACCATTCAGCAAGTTCTGGTCCAGCAAATATAGCACCTTTACTTCTTAAGAATGCTTCCTGGTAGGTTAATGGATACTGAGTAATTTTTTCATGTAAACGTTGAGGATTAGCAGATCCCCTAGCTTCTTCTCTTTCCCATAGTATATCATCAGTAGCAGCATCCTCATTAGAATTACCATTCTCATCAACCATTGGTTGTTTAAACCATTTAGAAGTAGGATTTTTACATGTACCCCATCTACCTTTAGTTGATGGACTAAAATAACCTATTTCCTTACCCTCATTTTCAGGATCAGGAAAGCTAAGCATATTATACTTACTAGGATTAATAAATATATCATAGAAGTATTGTGATCCACCTTCCATAGATCCTGCAGAACCAAACATTAGTGCAGTACCTGTAGCAATATTACCATCTCTTACTAGTGGTTCTGAGTAACCCCATGCTTGTATAATGTTAGGCCATACACCTGCCTCATCCATTACAAGCCATGTACAAGATTTACCTACAGCAGCTGTTGGTTTATCCTTAAATGTTATAGACTCTATAACACTATTATAGCCTTTATAGACTTTAACACCACCTACATCAATCTTATATCTAGATTGTACATAATTACTTTTATCAGGATCTCTTAAATGACCAAATGGTGTATTAGTTTTTAGGAAGTTTAAATTATCCAGAGCAAAAGCCATTGTATTATCAGAAAAATCTGATAAAAAAGCAGATATAATATTTTTAGAATCCTTATAAAAAGTAAATTCATGTGCTGTAACTCCTCCTGCTTTATATGAACAACCTTGACGTCTTCCTTTAACCTGACATAAATTTAAACCATTATTTCTACAATAATCTACTACCCAAAACCAATCATAATCTAAATCAACAAATCTTGGAAATATTTTAGTTTTCTTATTTTTACCTCTAGCTACACCAAGTATTTGTACAAAATTTAAGTAGAAGAAATGTTGACCTGTAATCTTTATACCATGACTATTAGTGAACCCTGCTAAACACTTTTGTTTAACATCTTTCCAAAACTCTTTCCATTGAAAAGTATCTTCAGTAAGGGTAGTATATACTCCATGTTCTTCATAGAATTTAGCTAGGTAACTAAACTCTTCAGAACCTAGGAACTTTTCTACTGGTGGAACATATTTTATATTACTACCCATCTGATTATTGTACAAATTTAAGTTTATATAATGTTCTAGCTGTTAAAGCTTGCATCTCATCAATAATATTCTGTAAGAATGATTCTTTAATAGCTTTACGTTTAGACTCTATAGTTTCATATACAGCCATAAGATCTTTAACTGGATTCTCCATGACAGTAACAGCAGGTATAGAAATCTTTTGTTTACCATATAATCCTGAATAACATTCAGTAAATTCATCTACAAGACCTATAAGACCTTCATAATAATCACCTAATGCTAAGTGTGTAGAAAGCATATTATCTTTCTGGTAAATGTGTGTAAAGTGAGCTGAATCTCTTACTGCGAAAAGATAAGCTGGTAAATCAGTTTTAGATTCACTAGTACTACTAGTTGGTCTTGGTAATGGTTTTAACATATTATAATTCTCCCTGTTCAAGCAGGCTTATTTGTTGGTTTCCTCTTACCCTAGATTGAGCTGATAGTTCTCTTTGTGCAGCTTCATTAGCCTCATTAAGAGCAGCAATCATCTTAGGTAAATTAATTATTATTTTTTGTGCAGTATCAGGATCTATATCTTTATTAACAAGGTGATTTCTCATATTATAGATAGCTACACTGGCCCCTTCCAACATCTTCATAATTGGGGTCTTACTTATTTCAGAGTAGCCATCTATAGCTGAGAGGACATCCTTGTCTATTTTATAGTCCTTGTTACTGAGGACTTCTTCCTTTACTAGTAATTCTCTTTCTTCAGGAGGATACTTAAAGAAGGGACTCTTAAAGTCACAATAATAATATACATATAATATATCATTATAGGCTTTAGTTTTGTCCTTAGATTTATCCCTATCCCATAAAGTCTTAAAATATTTAAGACCTAGTGCTTCAGGAGTAATCTCTAATTTACCATTCTTTATATCTAATATCCTCATACTATTTAGTTAATATTTTTCTAGCTTCATCCATGCTAACTATATCAATCTTAGGTGCTATTTTATCAACTCTTTCATTAAGTTCCTTAACTAAAGTTGCTGCACCCATTAGTGCTTCTTGTAATTCTTGTACTTGTAAATGTAAAGTTCTTAATCTTACATCAACTTCTTGTAACGCTGTTACAGCATTAATCTTTTTAGTACTACCATCACCTAATGTATGTCTTTCAATTAGACTCTTATTTTCCATATTCTGCTGTTTTTATTACCTGGTGTAAAGCTTGACCAAATGTATCAACAAACTTTTCATCACTAGATAGTTTATGATAATTAAGTGTATCAAGAATAGCATGTACTAATTCATGATAAAAGGTTGCTTCCTTAACATCTTTCTTTAAATTACGTCTAAGGCTTATAGTAGCTAAATTATAATTACATAGACCTAATGAACCAAGACTATCAATCTTATGGACTTGTTTAACAGTCCAGGTAGTATTGAATAATTTAAATGTCTTTGGTATCATTATTTCTTTGTTTTACTATAAGCCGCAAATCCCTTAACTGTTAACCTATCATCACCAGTATGTTTTACATATTCTATAGCCTTTTTATAAGGCATATTAAGTTTATACTGATCACCTTTCTCTTTATCAATAATAAGACTATAACGCTTAATTATACTACCATTATCATTAACAAACTCAGCTATTAATATATTGTTTACATCAAATTCTCTATTAATAGGTAGGTTACGCTTAACCATAGTTTGCTTACCTTTCTTATCAACTTTATACCAATCTACTAATATTTGGAATTGTTTAACCATATACTACCATTTACCTAGTGGACACTGTGATGTAGGAGAATTAATTTTAGCTTTTATAGGACAATTACAACCAGGATAATCATCCAACCATATTCTTTCTTTACCCCTATAATAAAACGTTGTTACAGCCTTACCTGTTTTACTACTATCACAAACACCTTTAGTGTTTAATGTACATCTATTACAGATCTTTAACCTCATCTTGGCTACCTTTGACATTCTCTTGTTCTTTGTCAATAGGTTCCACCAACCACTTATTACTTCCTTTATCCAAGTTATCATCGTTTGTCTTTTTACGTGTTACATATTTACCTTCTTTCCAAGCCTTGTGTATACCATTACTAACAAACTTACCAAGACCTATAAGTTTTATGACACCATACTTACCTTCATTCATATAGTAGGCTATACCCCTACTCTGTGACTCTAGTATGTCCAGTACCTGATTCCTCTTTAGATGGTACTTGTTCATAAGTTGTTGTACTATTTCCTCTGGTATCATAATCTGCTTTGACAAAATTTATAGTTAACCTAGGCTCACTAACCATTAATAAGATATTCTCATTAATAGCTAATACACGCTTAGCTACTGGTACAAGTATTTGTTTATCTTTTAAACGCTTAATATTATTATTAAGGTTAAAACTATTCATACCAGTTACTTCCCTTAAATATTCCCTAGTCTCAGTAGTAATATAAGGATAACCTGTTTTCAGGACCTGTACTAGGGTATGTCTTTCCT